CGTCATTCGTCTTCCCCGAAAACTGCAAGAGGTTTTCAGGGGGCGGGCGGATGTGCGTGGTGCGCATGGAGGTCGCGGCTCGGCCAAGACGCGCAGCTTCGCCAAGATGGCGGCGTTCTTCGGGATGCGCTTCGGGCAGGCGGGCATAACGGGCCAGATCCTCTGTGCTCGCCAGTACATGAACTCGCTGGACGATTCCTCACTAGAGGAGGTCAAGCGGGCGATTGAGGATGAGCCGATCCTGGCGGCCTATTACGACGTGGGCGAGAAGTACGTCAAAAGCCGCGATGGGCGCATCTGGTTCGCGTTCGCTGGCTTGGATCGCAGCATCAATAGCGTCAAGTCCAAGGGCCGTATCCTGATCTGCTGGGTGGATGAGGCCGAGCCCGTCACTTCGACTGCGTGGGACATCCTGGAGCCGACGCTCCGCGAGGAGAACGACGGCTGGAATGCCGAGTTGTGGGTGACGTGGAACCCGGCGCGCAAGAACGCTGCCGTGGAGTCGCGCTACCGCAATAGCACCGATCCATTGGTGAAAGTGGTCGAGATTAACTGGCGGGACAACCCGAAGTTCCCGGCAATCCTGGAGCGAAAGCGTGTCCGGTGCCAGCAGGAACAGCCGGAGCAGTACGACCATATTTGGGAGGGCGGCTACGTCACAGTGGTTGAGGGCGCGTACTACGCCAGCGACCTGACGAAAGCCAAGGCGGAGGGCCGCATCGGGCGTGTCGCCGCTGACCCGCTGATGACTTTCCGGGTGCATTGCGATATTGGCGGCACCGGCCAGCGGTCGGACGCCTTCGTCATGTGGGCCGACCAGTTCATCGGTAAAGAGATCCGCATCCTGAATTACTACGAGGCGCAGGGGCAGCCGATAGCGACCCATGCGGCGTGGCTTCGGGAGCAGGGCTACCTGCCCAGCAACACCACGATTGTCCTGCCGCACGACGGCGACCAGCACGACAAGGTTTACACGGTTAGCTACAAGTCTGCGTTTGAGCAGCTTGGCTACACGGTTGTCGTGATCCCGAACATGGGGCGCGGAGCGGCCAAGACCCGCATCGAGGCCGCGCGCAGGCTATTTGGCGCGTTTTGGTTCAACGAGGACACCACCGTTGCAGGACGCGACGCGCTTGGTTGGTATCACGAGAAACGCGATACGGAGCGCAACATCGGCCTTGGCCCTGACCACGACTGGTCAAGTCATGGCGCGGATGCGTTCGGCCTGATCGCAATCGACCACACAGAGAACGCGCCGCGCGGCGCGGGTATCGAGTTCAGCCAATCCTCTTTCGTTTCGGAGTTCGCGTGAAGGAATCTCGCAAAAGGGTCAAGGATGACCCGAGCGCCGATCCAATGAAGGAGATGCGCGATCGCTACGACCGCGCGGTGGAGGCCGACAAGGACAACCGCGTCCTTGGGCTGGATGACTTCCGCTTCGTCACTGTGCCGGGCTACCAATGGGACGAGGCGCAAAAGAAGAAGCGCCGGGGTCGGCCCTGTTATGAGTTCCCGCTGCTGCGTTCGCACTGGCGGCAGATTACGGGCGACCAGAAGCAGGCGCGCCCGCAGATCAAGATCCGTGCGGTCGAGGATGGTGACGCCAAGGGTGCCGATCTGCGCCAGGGGATCATCAAGAACATCGAGGACAAGTCCAAGGCCGGGCAGGCGTATGACACCGCGTTCGAGTGGTCGTCGGCCGCAGGCTTCGGCGCATGGCGCGTGGTTACTGAATATAGCGAGGACGACGGCTGGGACCAGGACATCCGCATCAAGGAGATTCCGGACGCTCTGAGTACGGTGTGGTTCGACCCAGATGCCAAGGAGCGGGACTGCCGCGATGCGCAGTTCGCGTTCGTGGAGGAGTCGATCTCCCGTGACGACTTCAAGGCGCGCTATCCCGACGCCGACCCCATCGATTTCGACTCGCAGTTCAATGTGGAACGCTATTCGACGTGGTGCGGCGAGAAGTCCGTCCGCATCGCTGAGTATTGGCGCAAGGTGCCCGTGTCCGAGAAGGTGTGCCTCTTATCTGATGGCCGCACGATCAAGGAGGCGGAGTACGCCGAGGCGCAGCAGCAGTTAGAGGCTGAAGGCGTTACGTGCACACGCACCCGCACAATCCAAACGCATAAGGTCGTCACCTCCATTGTCTCGGGCGCGGAGGAAATCGATGGCCCGCACGATTGGCCGGGCAAGCGCATCCCGATCATTCCCTGTTACGGCGACCGTTATTTCGTGGATGGCAAGTGGGTATGGTCGGGCTTGGTACGCCACGCCAAGGACGCCGCGCGGCTGGTCAACTACAACATCACCACCGGACAGGAGATCCTGTCCAAGCAGCACAAGGCCACGCCTGTCCTCACCGCAAAGATGCTGGAAGGCGCGGGCATCAAGCAGTTGTGGGACAGCTCCAACGCTGTAGACCTCCCATACCTGCCGATCACGCCAGACTCAGCGATGCCGGGTGGCCCGACGTTCCTCTCTCCACCCCCTGTCCACGCTGCATTTACGCAGTACGGGCAGATGGCCATTGACCTGCTCAAGTCCAGCACAGGCCTCCACGACGCCAGCCTGGGTGAGCGATCGAACGAGACCAGCGGCAAGGCGATCATTGCCCGCCAGCGCGAGGGCGACACTGCGACCTTCAGCTATCAGGACGGCCTCGCATTCGCCATCCAGTCCACGGGTGAGGTCGTGCTGGAGCTGTTGCCGAGCGTGTACGACACGCCGCGCGCGGTCCGCGTGCTGGGCAAGGACGGCGGCGAGGACTGGCAGAAGATCAACGAGGCCCTGCCGGATGGCACAGTCCTGAACGATCTGTCCGCCGGCAAGTACGACGTGTCCGTGTCCACCGGCCCGAGCTTCAGCACCCAGCGCGCCGAGTTCGCCGACCTGATGCTGAACATGGCGCAGGGCAACCCGCAGTTGATGGCGGTCGCGGGCGATCTGGTCATCGGCGCTCTGGACTTCCCGAAGGCCGAGGAAGTGGCCGAGCGGCTGAAGATGATGCTGCCCCCGCCGATCCAGCAGCAGTTGCAGCAGGGCAAGGACATGCCGCCTGAGGTCGCGCAGTTGCAGGGCCAGATGCAGCAGATGCAGCAGATGGCCGAGCAGCACATCCAAGAGATGCAGCAGGAAATGCAGCAATTGCAGGCTAAGGCGAAGTCCAAGGACGACGCGATCATGCGCGAAGTCAATGCGGCGAAGGACCGCGAGCTTGCTTGGTACAACGCCGAGACCGCCCGTATCGCTGCAATCCAGAAGAACGCCATTGCTGCAGGCCAGGTGGATCAGGCCGCAGCCTTGGAGCTGCTGTCGCACATGAACAACGACGCCGACCGCCAACACGAGGTTGGCCTGAAGGCGATGGATCAGGCGCACGCCAGCATCACGCAGGCTGCCGACCAGCAACACCAAGCGGGAATGCAGCAGCAAGCCGCAGAACTCGCACCAGAGCCCGCCGAACCCGGCGCGTAGTACCCGTACCGGCCGGCAGCCGGGCTATTCGTCAAGGATGACGCGCAATGAGTGATGTAGAGACCGCCCTGACGGGCGCTGAGGTCGCACCTGTCGTTCCCGAAACCACGGAAGCGACGCAGGCTCCGCAATCGACCACGGAGCAGGTTGAGGAACAAGAGCAGGAACAGCGGGCCAGAGATGAGAAGGGCCGCTTCGTTCCGCAGGAACGCCTCAACGAAGTTACACGGCATCGGCGTGAAGCCGAGCGTGAGCGGGATTACTGGCGCGCACAAGCAGAACAACGGCAGCAGGCCGCACCCAGCCAGCCCAACACGCAAAGCATCGACGCTCCGCCTTCGCTTGCGGACTGCGATTACGACATGGACAAGTGGTCTGCGGCGGTGGTGGCACACGCCGAACGCAGGGCGGTGTCCACGGCGGAGCAGCGGTTCCAGCAGCAGAGCCAGCGACAGCATCAGCAGACGATCGAGCAGCAGTTCGAGCAGCGTTCGCAGGAATACGCGAAAACGCATCCGGACTTCGACCAGGCCGTCACTGACTTGGGCCGTGCGGTCCAGTTCCACCCCGCCATCGTGGAAGCCATCGGCTGCTCCGAGCTTGGGCCGGAGCTGGTCCACCACCTCGCCCAGCACCTCGATGAGGCGGACCGCCTTGCGCGTCTCCCGCCCCACATCGCCGCTGTCCAGCTCGGCCGCATCGAAGCACAGCTCACCGCGCCTAAGGCCAAACCCGTCACGAACGCGCCGAACCCTCCGCCGACCCTCGGTGGTGGCAAGGCAACCGTCACCAAAAACCCGGACGACATGCCGTTGGCCGAGTGGACCGCGTGGCGGAACTCCTCACTCAAGAAAACGCAAGGACGCTAATCCATGAGTAACACCCTGCTTACCCCCACCGCAGTCACGCGCGAAGCATTGCGCGTGCTGCACCAGAAGCTCAACTTCGTCGGCAACATCACCCGCGACTACGACGACTCGTTCGCCCAGTCGGGCGCGAAGATCGGCTCCACCCTGAAGATCCGCCAGCCGAACCAGTACACGGTCCGTACCGGCGCGACCCTTTCGGCGCAGGACACCACTGAATCCAGCACCACGCTGACGGTGTCCACGCAGAAGGGTGTGGATCTCAACTTCACCTCGCAGGACCTGACGCTCTCGCTGGACGATTTCAGCTCGCGCATCATCAATCCGGCGATGGCGGTGCTGGCTGCGGCCATCGAGTCCGACGCGCTGAACATGTACAAGGACGTTTA